GGTGCTTCATTTATGAAGAATTCTATAACATTGTCAAGATATTCAATCAAATCTTCAACAATTGTGGAGTCTTTCCATTCATCATATTTTTCAATATTTAAAGAGCTTAAACAACAAACGGCACTTCTATCTGGAGATGTTGCTAGATGAATTTCGTTACATAGATTACTTCCATGAATTTTAAGACCTAAATCTTTCTGAAACTGTGGTAAATGCCTGTTTGCTTCGTCAATAAAGTTAACGTATGGTTCTCCTGTTCTAAACCTAACTTGTAATATTCTTTGCCAAAGTTTTCTAGCATCAATTGTATCTCTTACAGACTTATCGTTTGGATCTAGTAAATTCCATTCTTTACCTTGAACAACTGCTTCCATAAATTCATCTGTAACATTTACAGCGTTATTAATATTGAAGCATTTTCTATTAACATCACCTCCTGTTGGAACTCTAATATTAAGAAATTCTATAATATCAGGATGAGAAACATCCATATAAGCTGCGTAAGAACCTTTTCTTGTTTTTCCTTGACGATATGCAGTCATATCACTGTCAACTGTTTTAAGAAAAGGTACAGGCCCAGGTGAAATAGAACTATTTGACCTAATATCACTCCAGTGACCTCCTACTCCTCCTCCTTTTACAGACATCCATCTTAACTCATCTGAATGAGAAATTAAACCTTCTAGTGAATCATCAACGTAAGCCAAAAAGCAAGATATAGGAAGTCCTAAGGAAGATCCACCAGGTTTTGGAGCGTTTGACAAAATTGGACTGCTAAACATAAACCAACCTTGTGATGCGTAATCATAAACTCTTTGTGCTAGTGATAAATTACCATCAGAAAATGCTACAGCAGCACGTGCAAAACTTTCTTGAGGAGAGACTTCTTCTTCATCCATATAATAGTCTCTAAGTAAATTAATCGAAAAGTCTGTTAACAAGTCATCTCTTTGTAAGTCTATATTAATACCATAGCATTCTTTAATCATTTTTTATTCCTTTTAATCTGAACTTCCTACTTGACCTTCACCACGCTCTGAAGATTGTGTTAGATTTAAATACTCTTGATCATCAACAACACAAAAATCGTTATCACATTTAACTACTATAATTTGTACAGGAAGTTTTTGATACGCTCCAATTGTATATTCTTCAGAGCCTACGTTAACTAAATTAACAAAAACTTCGCCTGTATATCCACTATCAATAACACCTGCTCTTACTTTAAGTGGAGTCTTAACTATAGAGCCTCTTTCTTGAACTAAAGCAACCCAGCCTTTAGGTACTGATAGTTTCAAGCCTGTTTTAACTAAAGTTGTATCGTTTTTATGTAATGTACTATGTGGCATTAATGTAACTTTGCCATCTGCGTTAAATAAGTCTAAACCTGCACTTTCTCCTCCATAAGCAGGAATATAATCTTTTTCATCAATATGATTTACTTGAAGTGCATTTTTTAATTCTTCTGTTAAACAAATATTAATCATCTTTTTTATTTACTTCCTTCCATTTTTCTCTTAACTTATTTTTCATTGCGTTATTGTCTTGTGTTACAGCTTCATTTAGAGACATTTCTGTTTCGTCTAAGATTTCAAACTTTGACTTAGCTGTATCTATATTAATTGGAAATAACAATCCATCACGTCCAGCGCGATTTTTTGCTACAAAGATACGTCCGCTACCTGTTGATTTTTCCATTGGTTTTCTACTAATTGAAAGTACCACGTCAGCAACTTGAGCTTTGCCATAAGACTCACCTAAATTTTCTAAACCTACAACATCAGACTTAGAAGAATCTTTATTAGCTTGTGATGCTGTCCAGATAGGAATATTAAGTTCTACAGCAAGATTACGCAATTCTGTATAGATAAGCTTAAGTTCGTGTCTTAATGAATCATATGCCCTAGATGATTTCATAACATCAGCGTAGTCAACCGTTACTAAGCTAGGTTTAAAACCTTTTAATGTTAATTTTTCAATATGATTCCTTAACGTCATTACAGATGCAGAACCTGTAGGGTACTCTTTAATAATAAGCTTACCTAGTTCCATGTTTTTATATTTATCTAGAACTTCTAATTTTCTTTCAACAATTTCGTTCGAAGGAATATCACATAAGTTTGAATCGTATCTTTTGCCTGTTTCGTGTTCTGATAGCTCAAATGTATAATGAATTACATTTTTACCTGCTAGCATTGCTGCACATCCCATAGCTACCAAAAAGTGTGATTTACCTACACCAGTATTTGCTGCTACTACACCTAATTCACCTCGGCCTAAACCACCTCTTAAAATATCAGGTGCATCAATTCTGTCTAAACCTGTCGGGCAAACTTGTCGATTTATTTGCACAAATCTAGCTTCAGCATCTTCAAAGAAATCGTGACCTGTTGAATTAGGCATACCTACAGAAATTGCACTTTTCATGATGTTTATAACTGATTCATACTTTTCAGTTTGAATTAGTTCTACGCTTTGTTCTAAAGCTTCACGAAATGCTTGTCGTTTACAAAATTCTAAAGACTTATCTTTAACATATTGAAGATCACCCATGTCTGGGTTTGTTTTCATACGATGAAGGTATTCAATGATTTGATCTCTAAGCACAGCATCTTTAGACTTTGAAAGATCTTCTTTAATAATTGTAATTAATATTGCAAGTGTTGGAAATGTTTTATATTTTTCATAATAAGCAAAGTATTTGTCACACAAATAAGAAAGATATTTTAAATCAAAATAGTCAGGATTAACTACTTCAATCATTTGTGCAGACCAGGTTGTGTCCGTTAGCATACTTTGGAAAACTTTTTCTTGAAAAGACTTTCCAAATTTAGAAAAGTTTTGTTGATTCATTAATATTCCTTAAGATAGGCAAGATTTTATTGATATTAAAAATTCATGAATATTAAAGAAATTTAAACCTTCTCGATTCATAATTCTTAAAAGATTCATTTTGTTTGAAACGTGTTCTTTATTGTCAAATTGGTGGTTTATTTTTTTTATTTGATCTGCACTTAGCATGGCAGAATCAAGATACATTAATTTCCAATTTTTTTCTAGTAATTTAACATTTTCTATTATATTATTGTAGAGCTTTATTTTACAACCTGAATTAACTTTTTTATTTGACTCATTAATTATATCATTAATTGAAGATTCTTTTTTCTGAATTAATTCTGGAAATCGATTGACCATAGACTTAATACCGGCTCCTTTGATACCTTTTATTCCGTCGCTTGTATCTCCTGCAAAACATCTTGCAAGACAAAAATTAAATGCTGGAACACTCCACTTGTCTAATACATATTTTGTATCAATCAATTGTTTCTTGTTTGGAGACCAAATATTTGTATTTTCATCTAATAATTGATAATAGTCCTTATCAGAAGTAACTATTATATTTTTTGTATCCTGCTTTTTTGTTTTCACTAAATATGAAATAACATCATCAGCTTCGCAATCATTAACATAGATCTGTGTTACAGGCGTTTCATAAAGTATTTCAATAAGTAACTTAAGTTGATTATTTCTATTTTCTGATGTGTCTGGAATATCTTTATAATAGTCACTTCTATTTAACTTTACAGGTCGCCTGCCTTCTTTATAGTTAGGATCTATGTTTCTTCGCCTTACAGAACCACCTCCCTCCCAAGCTACAACTATTTTTTGTGGCTTAAACTTGGAAGCGAGGTGGTCTATATTGTTTAAAAATCCTATTACTCCTCCACAAAGCTGTCCATTTAAAGACCTCTTTGGGTTAGCAGCAAAGTGTCTCATAAAGACATTCAAGCCATCAATATAAATTACTGGCTTGCTTGTCATTTTTTCTCCTTATTTTAACATTTCAAATGCTTCAGCATGTTCTTCCATAATATTGTCATGAACTGCTTTAATATCTGAATAGCTTTCAGGATCAATATCAGGATCTTCTGTCTCGTTTTTTCTAATCATAGCTTTTTCTAAAAGCATGTCAACATATTGTCCATATTCAGGATGGTTAATAATTTCATGAAAATCAGCTTTATAAAACTTCTTCTCTATAATTTGTTCACCATCTGAATTAAATACTTCTAGACATTTCCAAGCACCATTGCCTCCTACTTCTATTGTATAACCATTACACTGCTCAGGACCATGTTTTCTTAACAAATCAAACATCTGTTCATGCTCTTTAATTCCTTTTCCAAAGTGTATTTCAAAATTACATGTTCTAAAAGGAGCAGATACTTTGTTTTTAATTGTTTTTGCTGATACATTGATTCCAATAGGCTCCTTGTCTTTATTAAGAATTTGAGAACCTGCACCTAATTTAATACGGACTGAGCTGTGAAAAGGTATTGCCATGCCTCCGGGTGTTGTTGTAGGATCACCGTATAAGACACCAACTTTTGTTCTAATCTGGTTAAGACAAACCATAAGAACTTTTTCATTAGCAATAACTCCTGTAATTTTTCTCATTCCTTTAGAAATTGCTCTAGCTTGGAGGCCAATGCTTTCTTTATCATAGTCACCTAGTAGTTCTGCTTTAGGCGCAGTTGCAGCAACAGAATCCCATATAATAGTAACAGGTACATCTTTGTCCATTGCTTTAGCTTTAATGACAGTACTTTCTGCAATAGATAAAACTTCTTCTGTACAGTGTGTATCGACATAAACAAATCTCTTAGTTATATCTACACCTAGCATTCTTAAATTTTCTACTGAGGTTGCGTTTTCCGTATCAATATAAACAACTATACCTCCCATCTTTTGAGTAGATCTTGCAATTTGTGTTGCAATATGAGACTTACCAATAGAAGGTGGTCCAAATATTTCTACAATACGACCTTCAGGTAATCCGCCATCTTTCTGATTAGAAATAATATAGTCTAGTTGCTTTGATCCTGTGCTAATCCACCTTTTGACGTGTGTAGGTGAATCATCTGTGCTAAGATTATAAGCAACTCTACTACCTCTTTCTTTATTTAAAGATTTGATAAGGTCAGATGTAAAATCATCCAACTCTTCTTTCTTTTTTCTAGCCATTCTAATATTCTTTCATTTGTTCAGCAAGTTCTTTGTTCGCTATTTCTGCTCTTCTTGTCAAAGCTTTTCTTTGTGCTTGACTTAAAGTATTCATTTGATTAATTGCATTTGTCAAAGAATCTGGATTTAAACAAACAAGCGAGTAAACATAAACGTCATCTATTACTATTTTCTTTGGATTAGATCCATTAATAACAGTTTTAGACAAACTAACAGAAACTGATCTTGATAACTCTTCATTAAAATTTTCAGAGTCTGCTTCGCCTGATTCTTCATATAGCTTAATCATATCGCCTACTTTTGTTTCAAGCTTTCTGCTTAAGTCTCTTCTACCTTTAGCAATAGAAAATTCTCTATCTGCACCTAGATTGTTTCTAGACTTATGAATTCCTACGCCACATAAATCAGGTTGATCAGCTACCCAAGGAGGCAATTTATCAACTCTTGTTTTTGGAGATGAACCACAAGCTAAAACAAAAAACATTGACAATAATATTACTAATTTTTTCATTAAAATTCCTTGCTTTATAGTGAGTCTAAATCAGCAAATGCATCATCAAGGCTTTTATATTTACCATTAATTGCATCAGGAGAATTAGAGTCTTCTACTTTTGGCTTGTTTGAACCACCTCTAAAAGTTTCTTTTGAGTCTTCTTCGTCACCATTAAGCCATTCATTTATGATTCTTTCTAGTTCTTCATAAGACTTTAACTCAAATAGATCATTTACATCTGGAATATTATCTAACCATTGCTTAGACTTTGAAGAATCTTCTGATAATGGTGAGTCTTTACCTCGTGGACGTACATCAGTTGTAGCCCAAGATTGTCCTGGATTCTTTTGACAATTTACTCTTACATCACGTCCTTCGTGTGGATCTGTAATATCACCGTAATCTTCATCAAGCATATAATTTAAAAGTGTTTGATAAACTGATTTACCAAATGCCCATAAACGAACGCCTTTTTCTTCTTCACCACGAACAACAACTGGAGCGTAACAACGCATTTTTGGATATAATTTCTTTGCCAATTCATAAGACTCTTTAGAACCTTCTTCTCTTAATTTAGTAATTAGTTCTTGGATTGGATCTGGCTTGTCAAATTGATATGGAGCAAGAAGACCAGGGTTGTTACCAATGTTGTAATAAAACATAAGTTCCTTAAATGGTTGACCTTCATTGTCTGGATATGCCATTAAACGAACAGTTGTTTCAGAACCTTCTTCAGGACGCCACATAGTGTTTTTTCTTGAATTTTGACCGCTTAGTTGTCCAAGTTTCTTGCGAATTGCTGCTAAATCGATAGCCATAAATATTTACCTTTCATTTTGTAATTGTTTAATTTTTAATTGGTTAATTTTTTAATTTTTGTTGTAGACCAATTATGTCTACATTATATTATATAAATTTAATTTTTACACATTAAATATCAAAATTTAAATTTTTAATTTGATCAGCTTCTGTGCAGCTGTAATTTTCTTTGCCTGATATTGTATGCCAAACAAAACTAGAAGTTCTTTGAGACTTAAATTTAGGTTTACCATATCTATCTTTTCCACGATATTGCTTTTCATAACTTGTTTGTTCAGGTATATTTGTGCCTAAATATTTAATTACCTCAATATAGTCTTCAGGTTGATTACTATTAATAGCATTTAATAGTTTTTTACATAACTCTTTAAACGTTGAAGGTGAAAAGAAAACTCTCGTATTTTGAGAATGACTCATTTCTGATATTTTTCTTATGTAGTTAAAAATATAAAAACCTAGTGATCTATATTTTCTTTGTCTTCCAATATCATTTACATAGTCATATAATAAACCGGCTCTTATATGATTACCAAATCTATCAGAATAATTAAGAAAGTCTAAGTTAGAAAAAGGTGGCTCTTTACTCTTATCATATGTTCTATGTGTTTTAAACTCTGAGTAGAGTGATGTTTGCGCTTGCTGTATATTTTCAAACTCTTGAGAGTGAACTTTGAAAAATCTTGAACTTTCTCCAGAAGACATGTTTACAGCAATGCCTTCAATAGGAGAAAGTTCGTTTAAGTGTGAATTACCAAATAGTGCTGTAATGTTTGCTCTAAAGTCTGGAAGTATTTCATCTTTAATAAATTTAGTAAATTGCTTCTTGTTTAAATTAAGTGTTAAAGAATTCTTTACTTTATCATGAAGATCTTGTAAAGAATCAGCAACTTCTTGACTAAGCTTATCTTTTCCTAAAGGTGACATCTTTATATCTTCTGCTGAGAGGAAAACTATTCCTCTTCCTGACATAGCTTTAGCATCAGCTTTTGTAAAGTCTCCCATAAAGACAGCTACTTGTGTTTGTCTAGAAGGCACGCCATAAGCAATATAATCAGGTTTAGATTTGTCACCTTTTATTATCTCAACGCCTAAGACATTAGTTTCATTAGGTGCTAAAACTTTTACTTTGTCATAATTCTCTTTAAAGTGATGTTTAAATCTTCTAGAAGCTGCAGCACCATTTCTGTATCTATAATGAAATATATCATTATTTTTTTCTAGTTGAGTTTTTAAAGCAAAATAATACTCGTTACCAGAATCAGTCCCTTTAATACCTACAGTAGTATTTTGTCCACTAATTTTTTCTGAGATATCAAAAGAAACATTTTTTAGAATATCCCCTTTTAAATGAGATAAAAAATTTAATACTTCTTGTGGTTCTAAATCATAAAGTCTATCTGTTCTTTCTAAAAGAAGATTTTTGTGAATATTAAAAACTTCTTTTAAAGATCCACCATGTTTAAGATAATATTGGACTGACTTTGTTGATGTCTTTTTGCTAGACCCTTTCGATCTATGTTTTTTGTCTGTTGATTTTGAAGACTTATAAATGTTTTCACCACGAGATCCTGCTTTTGGACCTGTTCCTAAAGGAGTAGCTGGTCCACTTACTGCTCCGGTTGCCATTAAACTAGCTTCGTCTATTATTGCTTCTAATATTTTTTCATATAAATCGTTGTTCATTTTATACCTCTTTTAACTTATATATTTATTAAAAAGGTATAGTAAAAACTCCATTAATATTATCTAACTCGTTTTTTAAAGTTACTTGTTTAGCTAGGTTTAAAACTACTGTAAGACGATGTCTATGAGATCCATAGAATTTATTGTCTTCTGACATTGCATCTTTTGATAGAAATATTGCTTGCCACTCTTCCCATGAAAGTTTTATATTGTTTGATTGCGCATGAAATAAAGACATATCTTGAATGTTGTATTTTTCACAATTTTCATTCCAATCATAATATTGTCCTAGTTTTTCTTTGTGCCATTCTGACTGACATATTATAAATCTATCTTCAGTAGCATTTCCTATTCTTCCAATATCTGAAAGTAGACAGGCTTTAATTAATTTTGTTGTTGGCAGTTCATATCCTATTGCTGTTGAGATGTTTTTTGCATTCTTGAGTAATTCTAAGGAATATTCAACAAGTCCTGCTGGACCACAAAACGGTTCTTTATCTCTTTGTGAATAAGAGCATTCAACAATTCTTTGGTCATACCTGTTTATAAAACTTATAAAGCTTTCATCTTTTGACAAAGAAACCATGTTTGTATACTTGTTCCAAATACTTTCTATATCTCTATCTTTCATTTTTATCCTAATTAAATTTTGTTATGTTAAGTGGAAAATAACCTAGTTTATCACAATTGTAGCCTTTTTGAACTACTTCTTCTAATTCTTTAATTTTACTTTTATGCACATCTAAAACAATTGAATCATGTATCACAAAAATAGGCTTAATTAAATCTTCATCTAAAGAATTAAACAATTTTTTAAAATACATCAAAGATACATCAACTGCTGTAGACTGTATAAAATTGTTTATAACAATATTCTCTTTTTCTTCTTCAAGATTAAATAAAGGTCTACCAAATAAATTTGTTCTAAATTTTTCACATTTGTTTTCGTTTGCTAATTTTAATATGTTACTTAAATTAAAATAGTTTAAAACAACTTCGTAAATCTTTTGAGACTTTTCTTCTGAAATATTTTCTAATTTATTGTTTTTACCGTATAACGCAGAGATTATGGCTTTTTTAATTACTGATCTATCAATGTTATCTTCTAATATGTCTTTTATATCATCATATATGTCATCTGGACATCTGCCATCTGAAAGCTTCTTTATTATACGTGGCTCTAATGAAATAAAGTCTACATTTATAAGCTCTCCTTCTTCTCTAAACCTAGACTCAAATATTTTTCTACATCTAGAAGGTAAAATTAATATATTAGGACTATTACTACAAACTGTTAGTCTTCCTGACTTTGTTTTTGTCATATTATACTCTATATTGTCTGAAAAACCTTTTGTAGGTTTAAACTTTTTTAGTGTAGAAATTATTGTTTCATTGTTTTCTATATCTAAAAAAGCTTTGTAAGCTATTACATTAATTTTTGCTTTAGATAAATTATCTAACAAGTCTTTATTGTTATTAAACAGATTATAATACATCTTATTATTATCTAATTCTTTTAATAAATTAACTGATTCTTCTACTTTTTCTCTGTATTCATCCAAATAATAGTCAGGTAAAACATTTTCTATATTAATGCTAGACTTAAACATTTTTGTATATTTGTCATAGTTTTTAAGTAAATCAATATTGTATATTTTAATAAGTTCATTTAAGTTTCTCATAAATAAATCATATTAACTTAAATAAATTTTTACACATTTTATTTTACAAATTTAAAAACTTCTTCTTTCTAAAATTAAAAATTTCTTTAATTTTTTCTAATGTCAAAACATATTCTAGCTCTTCTTTTTTTGAGTCTGCTTCTCTTGTATAAGTAAACTTCATGCCTTCTTCTTCAAAATTTAACGTAATACCTGTTAGTGTATTTACTTTATGAACGTATTGTACACTTTGTAAGATATATTTTTCATCAGCAAAAGATGCTTCAACGTTTGTTATATTATTTTCGTTAAACTCTTTAATCTTTTCATTAAAATAATATGTATCTACAATTTCTTCAACTGTTTTAACACGCAAAGAAGGAGAAGTAAAGAAACTTGATTCTCTAGGTAATATTACATGTATATACAAAGAATTAAATAAATCAAATAAAAACGCAGGAAATAATTTGTTTTGCAAAATAAAAGAATACATTAAAGCTTCTTTGTAATTTAAACAATTAAATGCCATTTTTAATAATTTTAATTTTTCGCTATCACTATTGTTACCATTGATTTCTCCGTTGAATTTTTCTAATCCATTAACAAAGTTTTTTCTAGACTCTAAATAATATGTTTTATAGCTATCAATAGTTGAATTAATATTTGAAGTACTGAAATTTGTATCTTCATCTTGATTAAATAAAACTTGATGTAAATTAATATAATAATGTTTATCATATATGTCAAATTCTTCTCCTCCAGTTGTAAAAGAAAAAGAAGAAAAATTTAAATTAATCTGATTACCAAATGAAGATTTATTATCTAGCTTATTAATGTTAATTGAACTTAAAATATAATAAATTCTCATATCATCTTTAAAAGAATAAAAATTAACAATTTCAGGTAGTGTTATAATAAAATTATCTCCTGTGACAGGCAATGTTTTTTTAATTTCTACATTTTCCGGAATGATAAGGTTTCTCGGATTGTTTTTTAAAACTTTTAGTTGATTATCATCTAAATCTGCAATTTTACTTCTAGCATTTGGATCTTTTAAAAAGATAGAAACTAATTGATTTTCTTCGACATCTTTGTCATCTATCTCCGTGTTGTTGTTTTTTTCTTCATTAATTTTACCAAAATCAACAATTCCTGTTTCTATTTCTGTAGCAACTCTTTCAACAGTGTCAACTATGTTTTCGTATTTACCATAGGCATCACCATAAGAAAGTGTTAAAGAAGTAGTAAACTTACCAGGAGATATATCATGTTTTATTCCTGTAACAACGTATTGATTGTCTACTGTTGTATTTGTTTCAAAATCAAGAAAAATATATTGAGCAAAATTAACAAAAGGACAACCGAACATTGTAATATTAGACTGTGACGGTAGTATTCTTAAAGGCATATCTTGATTAAAGCTTGTTTTAACTCTAGAAGTTTCATTTAAACCATTTCTTCCAGGCCTTGTAAGATAAACTGTGTTTAATTTTGATTCATTTACTGTTGAAATACTCGCATCTAAAATACCAGAATTTGTTGCTCCATAAGTAATAGAAGGCATTACAGCTTTAAGACGCTCCTTAATGCTAGAAAACAATTTATTACCGCCTAAATTAATTTTAATGTTTTCTGTGCCTAAACCTGAAATTATTCCTTTATCTTCTAACTTCTTTAAAAGTATTTCGTTTTCTTTTAAATACTTGATTTTTTCTGCTTCCAGTCTTTTCTTAGATCCTTTTTTTAATGACTTGAGATTTAAATATCTTTTATTAATATCTCTTACAACACTTTCTATGTCATTTTCAAAAAGCTTGTTTGCTATAGATGATAAGCTTTCAAAAGGATTATCGTTTTCATCGTATAAAGATATACGTAATATTGTTAGTCGACCTTCAGACTTTACATCCGTAGTAGTATCAAATAATAATTTTATTTTTGGCAATACAAATTTAACGCTACTTATAATTTCATTTTTAAAAGGCTCACCACTCTCAGACTTTAATATTTCTGATATAAGTTTTAATCTTTCATCTATACTATTTTTTTGTTTATTGGGGTTGTCTTTAAATCTAGGCTCAACATTTCCGTTATCATCAAGTTTGTATAAACCTCTTAAACCATAATTGACACAGTATCTTGTCATGATAAATTTTTTAACAATTTGAGTCAACAAACTTTCTAAAGTATATGTACCGCCATTTTCAAATAAACTAGTAATAAAAGCTTTAACATCTTTCTTGTTTAATCGTAAAGATGCTACATTTCTATTTGCAGCAAGTCCTGCATGATTATTTAAAGTGTGACTAATTATCTGAATTTCATCATAACTTTTAGAGTAACTCATGTGAGTTCCTATAACAGCTAAAATTAAATTTCCTAAAGTTATTTCATTTGATAATCCACTTGTATTATTTGAATTAGTGTCAAGGCCTAAAATATTTGTTTTAAAAATATTGTCTTCTTTGTCGTTTTTTAAATCAATTTCCTTTTTATTTTTAGCAGTTCTGCTTTTATTATCTTCTACTTTTAAAAGTTCATCTAGCTTAGCAAGATAGCTTTGATTTATGTTGTCAAAAAATGCATCTTCATAAGATAAACCTGCCGTTATTTTATCAATTAGGTTTTCAATTTTATCATTTTGATTTTTTGCAGCGGAAGCTATAGCGCGATTGCAATTTTTTGCTAATTCTATTAACGAGTTATAATGTTTAATAGCAACATTGATCGCATTTATTGTTATATCTTTTTTATTACTATTTGGTATCCTACTGACATAAAGAGAATAGTCTTGTATGTTTTTGGGTGTTGGACGTCTATTTTTAGATTCGCTAGTAAAATTTTTAAATTCAAATTCCACTAATTCTTGAGAATCTGGTGACTGCTGATTAGGATTTTCAGGCGGATTATTATTAGTAGGAGTTTTAGTTGGCGAGTTAATCGAAACCTTAAATAAAATCATACTTTTATTTGTTTTATATGCTTTAACTAGCTTCTTTGTTTGTTCTAATAATTTATCTAATTTTTTCTTAGGCGATAATTTTTCATTAATTTTATCTAATTTAGAATATTGTGTCATATTAACTTTTTTATCAGGACTAGCATCTGCTGCTTCTTTTTCTGTTTTAAATTTACTTCTTTCACTTGCTATTTTTTGAGCAGCTGTATGAAAGTCAGCAATAAAAATATTATCTTCTAGATTTTCATATGCTCCTTTTTCTTGATATATTGCTGATACTATTGTTTGTGATGCACTATCCAGTATTTTTTTTGGACCATCAGCTTCAAACTTGATAGCTCTTAAAGAAACAGGACCTTTCATTGCAATAGATAGTTCAATATTAACCTGACCATTTGCATCAATGTTATAAGATGAATTCGTTATAATATATTTTTCATATAATTTTTTTTCATTTAAAAATTTAGCAAAATAGTTTTCTGTTACCAAGTCATCTTGTCTATTATTAAAACTATTCTCTTTGTTTATGGCATCCATGTGAGACCAGCCATAATGTATAGCAATTTCTGCGCCAAAAGACCCAAAAAGATCAGGCTTTATAAAAGGAGCAATATCACTCATTCTACTTTTGTCATGCAACGTTAATGATAGTCTACCTGTTTTAAAAGACATTAAACCTTGTGTAGGAGCAACGTCAACAGAAAAGTTTTTTATTGTTAAAAAAGGTTTGGTTATGTCCTGAACTATATTGTTTCTTTCAAAAATTGGATCTAATTTTTTATATCCATTATAGTATGATTCTAAATGGCCAGTATATTTTTCATCAAAGTTGTTCATAGTTTGAGGTGCTGTAAATATTGACATATTTGCTTCAACAGCATCTTGTTTAATTATGTTTTCGTTTTCTTGTCGTGTTCTAGAAAAGTCAGCACTTAATGTACGATACAAATTAGTTGAAAAAGCTTCATTGTTAGCAACATTAGTTCCGTTTAGAAAGCTTGTCAAAGATGAAGTTTTAAAAACTTGTTTGTTTTTAGTTACAACAGTTGAAGGTAATATAAATTTTACATCTAAATAAGGCATACATTTACTTAACTCAATAGTGCTTAGAGAATTAAGAAAAGTTGCAAGTTCTAAAGAATTTTGTGTACCTACTCTTATTTTTGGATTATTTAACATAATAAAAGAAAGACTAGAATTGTTTCTGTTTAATACTAAATTTTTATTGTCATCAACATAGTTAACAAAATTTTCAACATCTTCTGTGGTTGTTTCTTCTTTTTTATTTATGTCATTATCAGTATCATTAGATTTATAAAATATTATATTTTTTATATCAAAATGTTTTTTTAAAATATCAACTTTAGAGTCGTATCTATAAAGTTTGCCATCTCTATAATATCCTAAAGCGCCAAAAGGATATTTTTTCTTGTAAAGACCTGTACTTATTTTTTCATTTTCATTTTCAATATAAATTTTTTTGTTTTCAAGATCCTTTTCAAATGCTTTTATTACACTTTTACTATTTTTATAAATAGAAAGTCTATTACTTTCTTTTGAAAGGTCTTTTTCATTGTCATTTTCAATTTCTATACTTGTAAAGTCAATAATGTCTTTTTTAATTGCAAAACCTGTTTCTGAAAGTAGTTTAGGTTTTGATTCATTTAGACTTTTATCATATTTTGTATTGATATTATAGTCGCAATGAACAACTTTCATAGAGTCTGTTAAAAAACTAATAACTACTTTTACAAGAGACTCTTTTTTTGTGTCTTCCAAATCAGGATTAGCATTATGAATTTGCCGCCAAGTCTCTTGATAAAAATATTGAATTATATCTCTTGTCGGTCTTACTTCTTTTGATAAAAGGCTAAATGCGCTTATCAATATTGATATTGAAATTTTTTCTAATTGATTAACTAGTGTGAGTTGTTCATTAGATAAAGCATCTTTGTTATAATAATAAGTAAATTTTTCACTGTCTGGAACAAAAGAATTTAATGCGTCAACAACATCATTTTTTGACAATAATTCTGATGAGATTAAAGAATCTGTTCTATCATTAATTTCTTGTCCATTTATTTTAGTTGACGTCAAGATTTCTTTAATAAGATCATCTTCTGACATTATATTTAAAAATTTAGAAATATTTGATTCTCTCAAAGATGTATCTAACATTTTACGCTACTTTCTTATTTAAAACTTTCAACTTCATCTTTGCTTAATATATAAAGTTTAACGTATTCACCGTCTTTTTTTAAATTAAGCCACCATCCAATTCCACTAGCAGCTGCTATTATCCACCAGTTTAGGCTTTCATTATAATGTTCATAAGCTAAATGATCTAGTCTTGTATTTTCATTTGCATTTATAATTTTACATCTTTGCTCGAGAATAGATAGCCTACGACTAAGCTCTCTTCTTTTTTCAGGATTATTTTCTATTTCACGTCTCAAATACATTATTTCTTTTTCTATTTCTTGAGCTCTTTGAAAAAGTAAAGTTGTTATACTTTGACCAAATCTATTATATCTACTAATAAACATTATAATCCTCTTACTTCTTTATTTTATTAGATACATTATTTACATTTTGCAAACCTGATCCAATAATATCTGTATCATGTGAATCGCCAAAGAATTCATTATTGACACGTCCAACGTTGTAAACAGGAGCTCTCATCATTCCCTTATGATCTATACCAGGAACAATATCATGTATTGGTGAGAAGTTTAATGTTACTTTAACTAACATAGGCGCTTTTGATCCAATTCTACTAGTTTCCCAAATAGATTCACCATAATTCATGTCTAATTGTGTTATAAATCCTGCAATACCTCTACTCATACCACTTTCATACGCACCTGTAATAGGATTGTTTGACTGAACTTGGTTTGGATCATTAAAAGGCTTCATTATTTTTTGTTGGTCACTGTTATTTATGTTGCTACCGGATGCACTAAGACTATAGCTTTCTAATTCAACAATTCTTGATGTATCAACCATTAAAACAGTTTTTACATCTTTAACTTTAACAACTTGATGTGGTTTAGACAAATCTATTTCTTTAGACTCGGGCTTTTTCTTTTCACTGTTAAACATAGAATCTGCTATGTCAACTAGTAAATCTCCTACTGACGTATTAATGTCAATAAATTCAACTTCAATAGGACTTACAACATTAAAATACGTTTCATCACTTTTATCTTCGTCAGCTAAGAGTAAATTGCCTGTTTCTCCAATAGTGGCTTTTTTATATAAACCTGGCAATAACTCATATTTTTTAGTTGATTCTTGCGGTAAAACAAAACTTTGATCTTGAGCGACACCAGACTCTACGCCAAAAATTCTGCTTAAAGAAGATCTGCTATAATTGTTTTTAATTACATCACCTAATCTAATTCTAACTAAAGGAGAAGACGAAGGCACTTGAGTAAAAGGATAAGTAAAAGATTGCGAGTCATCAAGTTTAGTAAAATACCCTTCAGTCCACTGTGGATAGACCATTGTTACTAATTTGTTTATTTGATACCACATAAAATCATGATCAACTTCAGAAGTTGCTGCTACTGTAAAAGACATATTAATATTTCTTGTTGTTTTTACATAAGATTTAACATCATCAATTCTACCAAATCCACTTGCAGATGTATATTCTGGATTAAACGAATCTGATATGCTTTCAATAAAAGCATGAAAACTTAACACTTCGTTTGTTCTCAAATCGTGAAAATAAAACGGAACATACTCAGCTTCTAAATAATCTTCTATTTCTTTAACTATTTGTTTATCTATTTTTGCAAATTTCTTATCTTTTTGTTTATAAAAGTTTTGCAGAATACTCTTGTTTATGTTTAAAGTACTATTGTCACCTTTACTTAGCACAATATGTTTTAAAAAGTCATTACTTAATTGAAGTGCTTGTGGTAAAGCTCTTAGTCTAGTTGTCATTCCTGGCTTGTGCGATGAAGAATCTGAATTACTTAATGACCAAGAATAAATACTAGCTTCATTAGGGCTAGGAGGACCTGCTAAATCAGTAATAATTTTTTCTGTAATCCCACTTTCAGATTTGTTTTTTGTACGGCTTGCTGAAACTGTTGTTAAGCCGCTTTCTTGGCTTTTAGGATTAAGATATGTTTTTTGTAAAGAATATCTATTAAGAATTTTAATTCCTACATGCATTCTTTCAATAGCAAATTTAAAGTAATAGAAATTCATTTCTACTAAAATTTTATTTTCTTCGTCAGCACCTTTAAAAGATTTATTGCTGAATATGCTTTGTTGCCAAATTTTTTCTTGTCTAAATTTCTTTGTAAGTAATTGTAATCTTTTATATCCAGACCTTGTTGAAACAGCTGCTAAAGTTGCTTCGATCATAGCAATACCAATATGAACTAAAGGAAAACCTAGTCCTAAACCAAGATTTTCATTTTTAGATACAATATCCATGTCGTATTCATTTTGTATTTGATGAGATCCTTTTCTACCTGCCTCTTGAATTATTTTAACAGGATCAACAGGAAGATCTGTAGTTATCCACGAAGCAAAACCAACATATAAAGCAGTTATTCTTGACAAAGAATTAGAATGATCTTTAGGATAATTTAAAACATCAAACATGTATTTAGAGAAAATATCAAATTCTTGAAGAGAGTAGTCTCCCATTCTTAAAGAAAATCGTTCTGCAACAGAAGTATTATTTGTAAATTCAACCTGCGTTTGACTATTAATAAGCGATAAGGCTTCAGCTATTCCTAACATGACTATAATTTCTGAAAAATACTCAATAATAAATGTCGTTGCATCTAATATTTGACTATCAGGGTTAGCATCTCTAAAAGTAAAGCCTGTAAGCATTTCAAATTCAGATGCAAAATATGCATTATAACTTTGCGAATCATTATTTGAAAAGTGATAAAGAGGTTTATAAGAAGATCTTACATTAGGTTCAGTTGAGTTAAATCCAAAAGAAGGTGAATTAGGTGAGTCTTGAACAGTTTTGTCGTACAAAGATTCATTGTTTAGTCCGGACGCAAAGTCGTTGTTTATATCAATATCAATATCATTATAGATGTCTTGACCTGCTTTTTCTATAGAAATATCACTAATCTTGTCTTCAGTATTCAGTGCTGTTCCTTCAACTGTAAATGTTTTAGGTTCGCCCTCGTCTACTTTTATAATATTCCCAGAAGGGTCCAGAATGTACGTCGTTGCCATTTTTTACTCGTCCTTGATAATTTTATCATTCAAGTCATTTAGATCAACGTCAGATAAACGCTTAAATCTATTATAGTCTTCAGGCTTAAGATCACCTTTAGAAAATACTTCGCCTATACTACTTATTTTATTTTCAATTTTTTTATTAATATAAATCTCTAATTTACTTTCATCTATCCCTAATTTTTTTGATGCTAATTTTGCTAGTATTTTAGCAGAACTATTTTTATTTATTATCTCTAAAACATCAATTTCTTTTATACTGCTCATTTTTGCTCCAACTGTCCTTGTCCTGTATTACTTGGGTGTGTATCGCCAAATGCTCTGTTTGTAACAGCATCACCAATCAAAACATTGCCACTAGTCGGCGCAAGACTATGCTTTCCTAATAAATCAATCAAACCTACTTGTTGTACCAACTGCTTAGCAAATTCTGTTGCTTCTGAAGATGTCAATGTTAATTTGTTTTCAATAACTTCAGTGTCAGAAACATTTTTAACATCATCGACAGCTGACATTAGACTGTTTACCTCGTTTGTAAAATCATCTTGCTGTGGAGATGTAAAGCCTGTTTCATAAAACATACCACTCATTAATGATGCTGTATTAAATGTACCTGTCACCATAGATTTAATATTTTTTACCATTAAGTCAATTGCACCGCCAGACTTCATTGCAAACAAATCTGTAAAGAAACCATCATCTGTAGGTATTACAGTATTTGTTCCAGGCACAACAGTAACATTTTTATATTTATTCTTTCTTTCTCTTTCTTTTTTATTTTTTTCATAATTGTATAAAGCTTTATAAATAGAAGAATTTAAATCAAAGTCTGATTTATTAAAACTTTTCCAAGCTTCTTTGTTAGGTGTGTTATTGTCGTATTCAATGAGACGTAAATATTTTCCTACCAACGGCAAGATTAGTGAATCACCTAAAATAGCGTTTGTTTGACGTGGATCTAACAAATATTTAGGTATCATTTGATCATTTGTAAATCCTAAAACTTTATCAGCTTGTAAATATAAACTTTGAATATTTTCTAATAGAGTTGTTTTTAAGCCCTTTGACATTTCTGCGTCTGTTAATTTTTTCGTATCACGTGTTTTATTAAATTGTGTAAGTTTTTTATAATCTTTGTTTTTATCAAAATCTATTATATCTTTTTTGTCAACATTATAGTTTCCTGCTCCTGATACTTGAAGCAACTTTTTATAATCTTCTTTAGTAACCTCAACGTTATTTGACATTTTTGTTCTAATACTTTCAAAAACTTCTTTGTTTTGATTGTTTTGTTGCCCGCTTTCTAAAATTGCCGAAACGCTTTTTAAAGAATCTAAATCACTAGTATCAAAATCTTTTGAAGCTACAGGACCTGATTTTCCACCTCTTGTCTTAAGGTCTTTCATTGTATATCCTTTTTGACCTATTCTTGCACTGCTTAAAGCTTCTGCTTGTGTTACTGATGTTCCAAATATACTTGGAAACATTTTTTGTCCTTGTTTTTTAAGTGCAAGAAGAAAAAATCCTCCAATTTCCGATGCTAGTTCAAAAAATTGACCTGTCAACCAAGCTCCAAAAAAAGCTAGTTTTCCTGTTCTTTGGAAAAGCTGACTAAATCCGTTAACTATTGCATTTAGCATTTCTTGTAATTCGCCAGGCTCCCAATTAAAAAATGTTTCTATTAAACTTTTACCTTTATTTGGTCCTTTTGTTGCATTATATGCATCATCAATAGCATGATTTAATAAATTAATACCACTTACTAGTAAAACTGATGCGCCTTTGATTATTGCTCCTGCTATGTGACCAGAAAGATCAAAAAACTTTTTAAAGTTCTGCTTATTATTAGATAAAGTTTTATTCATTGCTTTAGTAAATTTTGTAACACCTGCAGCAGTTCCGTCTTTTCTAATTCGAGTTGGCAAAGACCTAAAGTTACCGTATCTTTTTTCAAAGCCTTTCATCATGCTTTCATATTCTTTTTTAACAGCAGGTGTTCTTTTAGCTTCTTCTATAAAGTTTTTAAACATTAACACAGGATTTTGCGCGTATTTTTTATCTGTTTTAAATTTATTATAGAGAGTTTGAAGAGGTCCAGGTTTATTAAGTTCATCAATAAACCGTATGTCTTTTTTAAAATCTGCATAATCTCTTTTGTTAACTTTATTTAGTGTAGCAATAACTTTATGATGAATTTTTTCTACATCTGATATTCCAAATGCATTCATCGCAAGGTCTCCAAAGGCCCCAATAACTGTTTTTAATCCTCCTTTAAATGCTGGTGAATTTAAAATTTGACTCATTGATCGAACAATTAAAACAATAGGTTCAGCTAGGGCTTCTACAATTTTAGGATCTAAATCAAGTGCAAAATCGTGAATCATTTGATATGTGTTACTTAGAGCCATTGCAGCTTTTCTTGCTTCTCCAGTAACTTTTATATTTTTCATTAATCCATCAAAAAAAGCTTGGAAAGGACTGTTAAATGTAAGAATTTTTTGCAATTGCTTCATTGCACTTGACATTTCTTTCATTGCTTTAATTTGACGTTGCTCCGGCTTTTGACTCTCCATTTTAGCTTGCGCTTCTTCAAAAGTAAGACCTTGATCTCTAAAAGTCATCATGGCTTTAAGATTTTCTTGTGACATACCTGTCTGATCTGCAAGAATTTCTTTTTCAAATCTGTTTAAATCTGCAAAAGATCTTCCTGTCATTTCCATAGAGTCTCTAAACATTTCAAAGATTTCAATCGGATTTTCTGCTTTAATTATTTGCATTGCATCTAAATTCATACCAAATGTCTGAGAAAGCATTGCCACAGAATTTGCAGCATCTTCAAATGTATTAAACTTCTTAAAGATACTAACAGCATCCTCAACACTCATTTTCATTTGAGTCATTTTAGCTGCTGTTCCGTATAACTCATCATCTGTTAAATGATCAAATAATGCTATTTCTTTTCTTAATTTATTAAAATTCAACCTTAATCTTTTAGCATCAATACTATATTCTTTGCTGATATTTTCTGATTTATAAACAAGTGTTGTTAATCTATCATTTATTGAAGTTAAATTAACTGCAGCATCTTGTGAAAAATATGCAATATCTTGTGATTCTAAACCTAAAATTCTTCTAAGTCTAGTAAACTGCATAAAGTTTCTATTGTTTCCTATCTCACCAGCAAATAATTCTGAATAGGTGCCCATTGCTTTTAAACCTTCGTTTAATTCCTTTATTCTTTGCGCAGCACCTGCTGCACCTGCGCCAAATAACTTAACAGCTTCGGAATTAACGCTTGCAAATGTTTTTAACATTCCTTTAGATTCATTAGTAATTCTTCTAATGCTTTGTCCTATATTAGACTGTGCATCAAAAAAGTCTTTTGTATCTTGAGCTGCTTGCTCAATAGTTACTTGTATATCTTGTCTAAAAGCATTACCTACAACAACAACTTCTTTTAAAACCATAAAAGGCAATGACATAAAAGTCTTTGCAAGATTAGTTGCTGTACCTATTATTGATCCTAAAACAGATAACAATGATTTCGCTGAAGATAATAAGCCTCCTACTCCTTTGGCAAATTTTAACATGCCTCCTGCTGCATCTCCAATTGCATCAACTAGTTCTTCTTCTTTGGAAGAAAATGTTCCCATTATTTTTTGTAATTTTAATATATCAGTTGCACTTTTATTTGAAACATTTGCTACGTTTTTTAAAGATCTAGCATGTTGATTTGCGTTCTTACCTATTGCTTTTTGTGCTGCATTAACTGACTCTTGAGTTTTCTCTGCTGATTTTGCTAATTCATCTGATTGTCTAGCAGCATCTTCATACTTGTCAGCTACGTTTTCTGCATTTTTTGCTAAGTCTCTAAACATTGCAGGTGCTTTGTTGCTTGAAAGATCATTGACATTATTAGCAAACTGATTCATTGAGTCTACAATATTGCTAGAGTAGCTTGATAGTCTATTAAGATGATTTGTTGTATTAGCAAAAGCTTGAGATATTTGCATAGCAAATTGTGTCTGATTTCTAGTCGCTTCTGCAAAAGCCTTCATATGAGACTTGCTTTCGATTAAAGCTTCGTTTAGTTCTGTTGCCAATTCAATTTGTGTTCTAATATCTTCAGACATCTTATTCACCTACACCAATGCTAGTGTTTCTAATAGAAACTTTTTTGCTTTTAACTGCTTGTAAAACTTCTTTAGCTGCTATTAAAGCTTTCTTAACAGCTTCAGACTTTTCTTTAGGATAATTCGTATCCTTTCTATTTAATAAACCTTTATTCATAATAACAGATGATGTTGCTATAATCTGGTGTGCTTGACCTATACTCCTAAACACGCTAATTAAACTAGTTTTATCATCCCCAGAAAGCCTTGCTAATTCGTCCATAGAGTGAGGAACAATAATTTTATTATCTTCGGTAAATATTTTTAATCCATCTTGAGCTAACACAGAATTAATACCACTTTCAAACATACCATCTTTCATGTTATGAATATGCATTGAATATTTTTCAAAATTTTCTGAAGCTTTTATTTCGTCTAGAGTTCCAAATCCAGAAAATGCTGTATCATAATAATGATTATAATCCATTTCGTCAAACTTAAATTCTGATGAAGCACTATTTGCTACTAATTGTTGAATTATTAGTTTAGTGTTAGGATCATTTAAGTCGTAACCTAAATTTTTATATTTATTGCTTTCTATAATATTATATTTTTTCTCAACTTTTTTGTATTGTTTTATTCTGTCAATTTCTTTGAGAATGCTCATTGAGTAATTAAAGCCTCTTTTTGATGCACTTAAATCATGCCATTCTGTATTTTCTGCTAAAGCATCACCAACTGCTTTATTTCCACTTCTTAAAAATTTAAGCATTCCTAAGTTTTGTGACAAACTGGCTTTTTTACCTTCAGCTTGCGAGAAATCTAGCCAAAAATCCGTCAATGGAGCTAAGTCAGTAAAAGCAAATGATTGTGTGAACCAATAGTCTTCATTTGTTTCTCTTCTTTTTTTTGCCAATCCTGCTAGCCCTAATAAACCTTTTTTACTTGCTAACTTTGTCTGCGCAACTCTAGCATTTGTAATGTCTTCTTGATAAAACAAGTCAAGATAAGTTCGTACAGCTGCATTTTGACTATCATATGCTGCTGCTAGCATTGTTCCTATTGCGCTTAAAACTCCTCCAGCAAGTTCTGTAAAGACTTTATATATTGAAGTCAAAACTGTTCCTGCTAAAGAAAAAAGCTTTGGTGTTCTCTTAACAAAACCTGTTAGGGCCTCAACCAAAGAATCTGAAATGCCTTGAGCGTCTGCAGGTTCAATGCCTAGATAATTTAGTAGTGTGTAATCTCCAGTAGACCCTGATCCTCTTATATACTTGTTCATATAGTTTTGAATTGGACTGCTTATTCCTTTATACAATTGATCTATTTGTCCTGATAGCACATAAAGTAAGCTTGTTAAGCCTATCGCTGCTCCTTTAATTATTGCACCCATCATTTTTCGACCTAAGTCAAAGAGTGGACCAAAAACAGACTTGCCTGAATTGTATAAGCTTTTAAACTGATCAGATGTTCTTTTTATTATTCCTGTTATACCTCTGTTGTTTTTAAAATCATCGATACTAATATAGTTTAGTATAAATTTTTCTCTAGCAACATCAACATCTTCAGCTAGCTTTTTAATTGAAGCTTTTCCTGCTTTTGTTTCCATTAAAAGAGTACCAGATTTTATTGTTGATAAAACTGTTTCTAGAGTAGCACCTTTAATAAACTTGTTATTTTTGTCTAAAATATTTTTTCTTTTTAAGAAATTTAAAACTTCTTTGTTTTTTCCAATAAGCGACTTTTCTATACTTGCGAGCATAGCTTGTCTATCTGTTTGAACTGTTTTTGATTTTGTTTGAGCTACTGCAAATACATCATCTATTGCTTTTTGAGCTTTAATATAACTTTTGTCTCCTGTAATACCACCTGTAATAAAGTTTGCTACATTTGAAAAAATTGAAGTGCCTGTTGACAAGAGACTTCTAAATGCTTCACTTTTAAATATTTCATTTACTTTATTTACAATTAGTATCATTGGAGTAGTAATGCCTCTAATTGTTGCATAATCTAAATTTAGTCCAAATAAATACAAGTCTTCGTAAAGTCGACTTAGTGACATTGATATTTTTGTAACTGAAGATGAAGCTTTTACATTTTTCATTAAACCTTGAACAAAAGCATCGAATGGTGTTTTAAATTGCATTATTTTTTGTATTTGTTTAATTGAAGATGTTACAGACTTTATTGCTTTAATTTGTTTTTCAGTTGGGTCACTATTTGTCATTTGATTTCTTACATCTTCGTAAGACATATGCATACTATTATAAGACATAAGACCTTTTAAGACAGAGTCTTTCATACCTGTAGTTGATTGCAGTAATTGCTTTTCATGTCTATTTAATTGTTCGTATGACTTTCCTGTTGCAAACATTGCATCTCTTAACTGATTAACAATTTGACCAGGATCTTGTGCTGTTAACAAGCTTAATGCATCAACACTCATACCAAAAGACTGATATAACATTGCTGATGTTTTTGATGCTTCTTCAAATGATGTAAATTTGCTAAATATTCCAGCTAAATCGTCTGCATTTACATTTAGTCTGCGCATATTAGTAACTAAATTTGCAATATTTTGACTTGATAAATGACCAAAATCTTTAATATCGGTTCTTAATTTATGAAAACCTTCAAGTGAAGCTTTTGTATCTACATTGTTTCTTTTAGCTGCTGCTATAATTGAAGATCTTACTTCATCAAACAAATCATTAATGTTTCCTACATTAACAGCCGAGTCTAACGCATAATAAGCTACATCTTTATTAGTCATTCCTAAGGTTCTCATAGAAACGACAAGAAACTCAGCACTTTCTCTGCTGTTGGAAACTTGTGGGCCAATTAAATCTGCAACGCTTCCCATATCATCAATTACTTTGCTTACAGTTGAAATAAATTCTGCTGCCGCAGAAGCTCCAGAACCAAATAGTTTTACCATCATAGATCTAGGATTTGCTAATTCTTTTAAGGCACCGACACCGATATTTTTTAAATTAGTCATTCCTTTACCGATTGCTGAATGTGCATCAAACATTTCTTTTGTTGATTGATATGCATTCCCTATTGTTTCTATAATATCTTCACGAAATGCATTACCCCACTGAACTACTACACCTGCTACCATCATCGGAAGTGACATTACATTTTTAAAAAAGTTTGTAGCTGCGCCTATAATTGAACCCATAACCCCTATAAGACTTTTTATAATTAAAACAGGTATATCGTATAAAAGTGACCATCCTCCTGTTTGTAATGCTCTTCTTACAACAGCTAATTTTTTTAGATTGTCGATAATGTTATCAATAGTTGATAGAACAGAATCAAATATTGAATCAACCATAGCGTAAACTTTGCTAGTTTCTTGAAACTTTTTTAAATTTTTCTCTTGATTCTTTAAAATTTCAGTTTCTCGATTTTTTATGTTCTTTTGTTTATTATAGTCTTCTGAAATTTGTTCTGTACTATTTTTTGTATTTGATAAATTGTTTGTAACTTTTTTTGCTTCTCTATTGAATTCTTCTGTCTGTGATCTAGACGATGAAGAATTTTCAAAAGAAGTTGACTCAATTCTATTAGACATAGTCTGTAAATTATTGCTTAAGCTTTCAAATTGTAGATTTAAACTCTGGAGTGATTGATTAAGTTGTTGAGTTATAGCTATTTGATTTTGATAGCTTGAAGTAAAAGAAGAAGATTCTTCTACTAAACTAGACAAAGAAGCATTAAATGAATTAGCTAAATTAACTTGATCGCTTAGGTCTAAAGACATTTAAAGTCTCCATTTAATTCCTGTTATATTTTCAAATTTATTAGCTAAGTATTTTTTTTCTTTTATTAGCAAGCAAACTTGTTCATAATCTTTTTGTTCATCTAGTTTTATTTTTAACTTTCTAGAAATTTCTAATAGTTCAGACAAACATTCGATTTGTGCATCATTTGCATTAATTGAAATATCAAGTCTTTCACCTAAAATATATTTTGCTGCCACATAATGCAAAATTTTTTCTTTTGTAATATTCATAAGTCACCTTAAAAACAACGTATATAGTATATATTAATTAGCCAAAAGACTTCCTAAAAGATCTTCCTCCATTTGTATTACGGTGAGATGATGAATATGCTGATTGTTGATGTTTCTTTGCCTCTTCAAATTCTTTTTTAAGTCTATTTATAAACCAAATCCTTTGCCAAACTGGGCATGAATAAGCATCTGCATATGTAAATCCTAAGTGATAAACAAGCAAGAAAATATGTTCTAAATATAAGTCTTTATCATTCGGTGTCAGGCCAAAAAAACGCGGCACCCATAGGAAGACCTACCTCACTTTGCTCGTGACAAGATGGACAATTCATCCAAGACTTCATGATAATTCCTGGCTCATGCTTATCTAAAAACTTTCTTAGAGCTAAAGAATCTCTAGCAGGAAGATTTTTGACAAAGAAGTTAAGCTTGTTCTTATCAGTTACACCTTCTACTGAAACGAGAGATCTTGATAATCTATCTGTAATTACAGACTCAATTTTCATACCACTCTTTTTTCTTCTCTCGCTAGTAATTAACATGTCTCTTTCATCAGCACCTGTTAAAAACTTAACTCTAACTTTTTTCTTTGTTACAGGAAGCATAATTTCAAAAAGATTTTGGCCTCTTTCTACAGGCTCTACTTCCAGTCTTTTAATTTCTAGTTGAGAAAGATCAAAGCTTTGCTTGCTTTTTGTTCCACACTCTGGACATTCTACTTCAACATCATAATCTGCACCGTATCCTGTAATCCTTAAAGAAACTAGCAATGCATTTCTATCACCTGAAATGAGATTGTCTGGCTTGATTCTTTTATCAATAATACAAGATTCTAAAAGCTTTGTCAAAACTGTACCGCTTTTAATATAAGCTCTTGATGTTAAAATATCTTCTTCTTTTGCAGTCATTGGCTTAATATCAACAGTGTCTGAACCGTGAATAATACCATCATCAGGATAAATAATACCTCTTGAAGGCAGTGGAACACTTTCAGCAGGAATTTCAAAACCAAAGTCATCTTTCATGACGTTTGAAACTTGTATGTGTCCAGCTTTTTGAACTTGTGCTGGATTAATTGGTGTATCTAAATCGTTCATTTTTTCTCCTAGGAAACTAATTCAATACCGGTTTGATGTGTTAGTATACTTATATCATTTAATATATCATCTAGTTGTAAATTTATTATATTCTCATTTGACTGAGAGTTAAATACTAAAAATATTGTTCCTCTAATAATATAATTTTGCATATCTAAAATCATCTGATCGTTTAAAATATTCGGTATAAAAACTTTAAATCCTGATATTACTCCTATTGATACTAAATCACTCAATACACTATTAAGCTGTGTTTCTAATTTTCTATAAACTTCTAATAAGTCACTATTCTGATTAAATAAAATAGGCTGAGTGCTATTAGGCGCAGGTTGCGTAAATAAATTTAATTTTATTATTTTTTTAACAATGTTCAAAGATCTAATAGTATCTATAATACTGAAAGAAGAAGATATATTATCAAATGAAGTATACTGACTTAATAAACTAACATAACCCTCAGATGAACTAGGATTATATAATAAATTTATTTGTTTATTTCTACTTCTCTTAACGTCTTCATCCCATGATTTTAAATTATAATTTGTTCTTTTAATTAAAGTTTCTATACTATTATAATAAAATAACCCAGGAGTTTCTTTTATAGATGCTATATTACCAAAACTATTACTACTAAACGCTGATATTGCAAACAGTGAAGGATCTAAAACTTTTTTGTAATCTGATCCGCTACTATTTGAATATCCAATAAGATTTCCAACCATAGGCACAAAATACTTACTGCCAAGCTTTTCATATAGATTTATAATATTATCAAACTTTTGTGTTAAAGAATAACCTAAAGCATTTTCAGTAATATCGTTTATTGTAATATTATTTAAAACATCTACTTCCTTATCTAAAAAATAATTAGAAACATCATTAGAGATTTTAAAATATTCTTCTAAGACTAAATTATAAAATGAAGAAATATCAGAAACATATAGCTTATTTTTTTTATCTTCGCAAAAGCTAATAATCTCATTTGATAAGTTAACATTACTTATTCCTGGCATGCATAGAATATCGCTATTCAGCATTTCATTTTTTAAAACATCAATTGCTTCAAAATAAGATCGATAAGTTGGATTATCTTTTAAAGATAAAATATTGCTGTCTTCATTGTTGCTTTCTCTTTGAAGAGCATTATTATTTAAAAATCTTTTATCTTTGTCTCTTATATCAACTCCGTCAAATCCTCCGTAAGTAAAAAAGTCAAAAGATAGTTTGTTTTCTAAAGATTGAACTAATGTATTATCATCATCCCAAAATGCATCATTATTTAAGTCAAGATAAGTTCTATTAACAACTTCATCTCCTTTACGAGAATAATATAAATTTTCAGGTAAATTCCAGTTTTCTGCAGGAGAATTTTGATATATTTTTTCTAAATGAAAAAAAGAATTTAAATATGTGTCGTCTTCAACCCAGATATTTTTAGCTTCAGTCTTTAAATTATTTAAAAAATATTTTGTATAAAAATAATGAGGAGAAACAAAATTTTTGTTAGTTGTGCTATTTGTTCCTGCTTGACTTATGTTTGCTAAACCAGTTCTATATACAATAGAAAAAATAACTCCCCAATTGTTATCTATACTAAGACCTTCATGAACTTTTTTGCTTAAAAAATAGTTAGGTGAATAGTGAAGTGGCATATGATAGACTTTATCAAAATCAATGTCTGCATAGTCAGGAAAACAATCCTTGTTTAAACGAATATGCGGATAAGCCCTAAAACCTGACGGTATCGTTGTTGGTAAGATTTTCTTTTCTAAAACATCTTCAGCTATTTCAACTCTTAAATACTGATTGCGTTTTTCATATTTGATTTCTGTTACAACTTTTTTGTTTTCTATATCGTAATATGTATTTTCATCTCCAAGCAAACGTCCAATAAAATATGCACTGTCTGGATCAAGATTTACTTCATCATAAGAATCAACTAAAGTAAAAGTGTTTACTCTTGCAGAATATTCAAATATATATATTTCAAAAGTTGCATATAAATTTTCTTCAGGATTATCAGATATTTTTCCTCTTGTTAAAGGATTTATTTTAATTCTAAATCTATTACCTACTTCACCGTCGTCTAAAGAGTAAAACCTAAACAAATCTATAACTTCATTATGAATGTTTTCTCTACTACTATTACTTTCTTCTCTATTTAAAGACTGGCTTGTTACCCAAGGAGTTTTTGCTGTCTGATATTTGTTTTCAAAAGAATTAAAATCAGGAAGATTTGCATTATTTAAATCGCTGTAATTTCTAGTTGTAATTATTTTAGTACTACTCGATTCATCGTGGATTGGCAAACCTATCATATCACAGCTGGCAAATTTTGAATATATAAAATGTCCTCTTTCAAATAATCTATCTGGCCAATAATTTTCGTGACTTGCAATACGTGCAGGATTATATGCACTTATTTTTTGAAGATTTCTAGTCTGCATTATTCTAACTTTATTGCGACTGTTTTCATCTGAATTTAAGCCTAAAAATTCTACAAAATAATTTCGACCGCCTTCGCTATACGATTTATTTTGACCTGCATAACTAGCAGCACCTTCAGTAATGTCACTATTTCCTGTTGTAAAAGAAGGTAAAACTTTATCTGGACAAATCAAAACTGTATCTATAAAGTAATTTTCTTGTGCAGGATCTAATCCTAAATCGCTGATATAATTGGTAAGTCTTCCAATTCTCTTTGATAAAATAAAACTAACGTTGCCAGGAATGTCGCTATTTATTGCTTGTCTATTACCCGACTTTGTAATATTGTCTACACTGCCTCTTGAAATTGAACTAGAAGCATTAAATCCTGAGTTTAAATAGTTTCCTTCATTTGTCTGTGTACCGTTTCCAATTCCTAAAACTCTAATAAACGAAGCCTGATTTTTATTTTGTAACCACATGCTTAGTGCATCATAACTTTGACTCTCTATTAGATTGTCATAATAATCATTTAAATGTCTAAATCTATTTTGTCTATCAGACCCTACTAAATTTAAAACATTGTTATATACAGTAGAATTATCAATTGTAACAATATTTTGTGGTACAAAAGCTTTACCTTTATGAGCAGTTCCAATAATACTTAGAGTATCACCTTGTAATGTCTGAAATATATTTTCTTTATCATTATTTATTGTTGCTGAAGTTCTAACTGCAACAGCACTATTTGACATATTTGTTGACATATTAAACCTTTTGAATTTATTATCTAATTATATATATCAAATACAATAAAACTCGTGCAGTTGTAGAACAACAAGAAATACACGAGTTTTTAAGTTTTTATGCTAAATAATTAGTATTGTAATACGCAGTTATCATAGCGCAGTGTTAATGAAATTTCTTGAGGCTCATCACCATCATAAGAAAGATCACCAAAACCAGCTTGAGTCAAAAATGCGCCTTTGATATCCCAAAGTTCTACTACAGTTCCTACAGGATCTAATAATTTAAGCTGACAGTCTCTCTTGTAAAAATCAGCATAACCAGCACGACCACTTACAGATTCAAAGTGTGTACGTACCCATTCCATAACCTGTTGTGCGCCTGAAGGTGCGATTGGATCATGTAATGTAACTGACATTGTGTCAAAAGTAGCTTTACCTGCTAAATATCGTGTACTGTTAATGAAAGGAATTTGTGTTTCATTAATTGTATATGATGGTCTAGCTGCTGTCTTAATTAAAAATGCATCGATACCTTCAATAGCGAAAATCCAACGATTCTTTCTTTTCGGTTCAAATTTATTAGGTATCATTTCTGCGACTGATAGTGTCTCTGCCATGTTGTTCTACTCCTAGTTCTTATCTATATATATCTAATTTTTGTTAATCTTGAATTGTATTTGCTACAACAAAGTCGAGAGAGATGAATTCTACAGACTTTGTAGGCTGTAAATAAATCTTTCCTCTAATAGTGTTGTTTTCAATATCATTCTGCGTTGTCGTCGTTGTATCAATCTGTACTTTATATCTTGTTACACCACGTCTTTGTTGTACATTCGCCATAATAGGTTCTACTAAGCTTGAGAATCTCTGCAATGTAGATGCTCTGTTAGGCTCAAATAATAGTTGCTCACCAACTTTCTTTACTTTACGTCGTATATCAATAAGAAGACGTCTTACGTTAATTCTATCAAGAGCAGATTGACCTTGTAGTAATGTTTTTTGTCCAAATGCGTAAACTTCACCACTTCGACCAGCTGGAACATAAATTGGATTAATGTCGACATCATACAGTTCATCAAGTAAATCACGATTCATTTGAACATTTGAATCAATTGCACTTAAACGACCTCTACTTAAACCTGCAGGTGCAAACCAAGGATCAGCTATAGAGTCATTACGACTCATTACACCCATCATACCTACCGAAGGTGGAACAACGATAGGAGCTCGATCTGATGGTCTTCTCATTACAACGTCTGGGAAATATGCAGCTGCAAATGAAGAATTAAGCCCTCTGTTTTCAAATTCCTTAATTGTTTGTCTAACACCTGGTACTACCAAAGAATCTTCAATAACAGATCCTAAAGCATCTTTATGAACAATGTCCATTACAAACATTGCATCAAATCTTTCTTCACAAGCATTAATTGCATAGTCTGTTACAGATGATGTTCTCTGCCCAGGAATTGCTAATAACTGGAATTCAGCTGCAGATTTGTCACTTAAAACATCAATAGCTTTTCTATAAGCAATAACTGTAGGTCCAACAAATAAATTGCTAGCAGTTTCATCTTCACCTTCTCTTAGTGAAGCAATGCCAGTTAATTCTGCTTTTTCTTTATCAAAAATATTAACACCATCAAAACCACCTTGGAATAAACATCTAAACTTAAGATATCTTACATTTCCACCAGCTGCATCTTTAGACATGTTAACATATCTTGCACCATCTGCAGGAGTAACGTTACTTGCATCTCTTTGATATTCAGCGCCGTCCCAAGAAACAATTGCATCATCTACAACGCTTGAGCTTGGAATCAATATTTTCTCTAAAGAGAACATGCCTTTTTGAACATCACCAACATCATCTTCTGAAACTAGCACAGGATTTCCATCTAATGCAGGATAATATTTAGCCCAAGATAGAAGTGATCTATTAAAAGATTCTTCTACTAACTCTTTATGACCGTCAAAACTATTTTGGCGATATCCAAGTTTAACACCCCAAGCAAGTTCATCATCAGATTCTAAAGAGCTTGCAACTACTCTGTTAATACTCTTTACTAAGTCTAAAGGCGTTACATGAGCTTGTGACAAAGTCTCTGTCGGATTATTTCCAACGTTTGTAAATACGCGAGCATTACCAATTATCGCAGGTTCAATAAAGTTACCGTCGTAGCTTGTATGAATATAAGAGTGACCTTGGAATCCTGTTGGAACTGCCTCTACAGGAACGTTACCACTCAATAATTCTTCAGATAATTCAACACGAACAAATTTGTTTTTACGTGCGTACTGACCGTTTTCAACTAAACGTTGCTTGTCTTCACTACGATCAAAGTCAAAGTAAATATGCTTATCACCTATAACTCTGCCTACGAAGTTTTTGTCATTTGAATCTAAAGACAAGTTTTTCCATGCTGCAACTGGTTGACCAACAACAGGGTCTGAATCGTATCTTTCTAAAGTTAGATCAAAAGATCCATATTGGTTTAATCCGCTATATCTTACATTTTCAACTAAAAGTCTATATTGAGTATTACTTACTTCACCATCATCAAGCGCATGAAGTCTAAACAACTTGTAAGCTTCACCATCAGACTCAGTACTTGGGCGTGGTGAGTTATCGCTGCCTTTAGAGAAAAACTGTGAAACAATCCAAGGAGTTTTAGATGTTTGATATCTGCTTTCAAAGCTTTCGTAATTAGGTTTTCCTTCTTCACTTTGATTTCTACCTGCTGCACCGGTAACTAAAAATCCAATCATATTAGCATAATTTCCAGTTAATTGAACACCAGCATGATCTAGTCTTTTGTTTGAAGGAACGGCAACAGACGAATGTATATCCCAGTGTGAGTATAAATAATGTCCACATTCTTCAATTTTCGTAGGATCTGTATTAAGAACCTTTGATATATAAGAAGGAGAGTCTGGGTCAAAAGAACAGTCAATTACTGCAGGTTTGTTTGGATTTTTAAATCCGTTTAAAATTAATTTAAAATCTTGATTACTACCAACGTCACCTACAACATAACCAATAAGATTAACTGCAGGATCTTGTCCATATATTTTTGAATCAGCATCTTCTCTTACTTGTGAATCTGACGCTTCGCTCATTCCTGTAATTGAAGCTCTTAAACCTGAATTTGGGTTTAGAGCAGGTACAATACCTTGCGGTGCCATTAGCATGCCTCTAATAACAGGCGCTGCTTGAGCAGCTCCACTAAAGTAAACTTTTTGATTTAAAACACCAACATCATCAGGCCCGAATAAAAGTTCACCTGCAGTTCCAGAAGTATGAACAATATAAGCTTCGTCACCTTCTCGTCCAGCTGGTAAAGTAATTGTTGTTGATTCTCCATGATTGCCGTCTATAGCTGTAAAAATTTCTGATGGGTTTATGCTTAAATTATTAAATATATAATCAGAATCATCAGACTTAGCTACGCCTGCAGCAATATTAGCTGCCAAAAATTCTTGAAAATTATTGTTTAACGTTTCTGCGTCAGTATCATTTGCTAAAACTTCAACAGTATCATTTGCTATGGTTGCAACATCGCCTTGAGCTGTTAATGCAGTAACTAGTTTAATAGTTAATGTAACGTCTTTTTCTAGTTTTTTAGTAGAATTTTTATTTATGATTTCTTTTGGTAAGAAAAGTTGAATTTCATTTGCTTTATTGTGAGCATTACTAAAGTCTACTGCGTCTATTAAGGAAGCTGTTGCAGTTTCTTTTTGAATTCCAGCGTCGCATAAAAATCTAGATCCTACGGAATCTTCCATAAAGCATCCAAGCATATGAGTTCTTGCGATAGATGTTGAAGACCCATTTGAATGAATATTATCACCAACTTTTCCAGGACCTGATGATTGCTCTTGAACTAGTTTATTACCTACTACAAATCCAGCAGTCTCAACTTTTCCGTTTGCTCCTGAGGCTTTGCCGTCACCAACACCTAAAACACGAACATATGTTCCTGCACGTGAATTACGCATCCATTCGTTAAGTGCCAAAGGTCCGAAAAGGTTTGAGTTACCTTCTCTTCTATTTTCCAACATAGAACCAAAAGTTTCATTAAACTGCTGCATACTAGCAAATGTTTGCGGAACAAAGGCTGGACCTTTTCTCGCAGGTCCAACGACAGCAGCTGGAACACCTTGTGGTAATTCTTGCGGATTTCTTACTTGTGATAAATCGATTTCACGTAATGTTACTCTCGCTGATCCTTGTCCAGCCATATTATTTAACTCCTATTAATTTCATTTATTTATAACTATTCTTCTTATGGGAATTCTACGCCACTATTTGTAATTACAAAGTCCATTGCAATAAACTCAACAGCGCGAGTCGGTACAACAATAATGCGTCCATTTAATCTATTGTTATCAACATCTTCAGCTGTATTATTTGTATCGTCCATAATGACTCTAAAGTCTTCAATTCCTTGACCTATTTGAACTGCACTTAAAATATCAGTTGTTGCGCTGATGAAGTTGTTACGAGTTACTGCATCATTTTGCTCAAATAATAATCCTTGAGCAACTTTCTGAATTCTACGCTTAATGTGAATCATTAGACGTCTTACATTAACTCTATCTAGAGATGTTCTAGCAATTTGAGTTGTCTTTTGTCCAAAGATAACAAACTGATTATTTGGGAAGTTTGCAATAGGATTAATACGTGCTTCATAGAGGGTATCACGATCAGCTGCGTTTAATCTTACATCAGTAGACCTTACAGAATCCAAGGCACCTCGAGAAAAGCCTGCAGGCGCAAACCAGGGACTTCTTGTAGCTGCATCTGATTTAGCAATTGCTCCTAAAGCTACAACTGATGAAGGTAGTCTAATTACTCTTTGATTTGTTGTAGCTGCTGTAGCATCATCACCACGATCGAGCATCATTACATCTGGGAAATAAGTTGCAACATATGATGAGTTAACTTCTCTTGAATCAAAAACTGAAGATGTTAAGTCAACATCAGGTCTTCCAGAAGCCAAGCCAGATGAAGACACAAAGATTCTTTCAGATTTACTTGTATAATGAGGTATATCCATTAAGTAAATTGCCTTACCATATGACTTTACTTTTCTTGCAGCATAGTCTGTAATCAAAGAATCACGTATTCCTGGAATTACTAATACGCTATGATCTACGATCATTTCTTCAGTCATTAACTCAACAGCATTTCTAAAAGATAGGACTGCGTTATTACTTAATTGTTCGCCCTGCATAGGATCATCACCATCAGTAGCTTCTAAACCACTAGAATAACCACCGATTGCAGCATGTCCTCCAGCATCAGATGATGATGCTCTATCTGTAAAGTAATAATCGTCTCTATTTAAAATGTTAACACCATCAAACCCGCCATAGAAAGGAGCAGTAAACTTAGCCATTAAGCTATATTTGTTAAACTTAACAGGATCTTCAACAAGTAGCTTAGCCATTGTAGCTCTATTTGTTGATTCTAAAAGCTTAACTCTACCAGCATCTCCTTGATCACCATTTTCTTGAGCAGTTGCTGTAAATATATGACCGACAACGTTTTGAGTTGCGCCAATTGTCGTTAAACCATTTTGGCCACCTCCATCAATAACTGTGACGATGTATGTTTTTCCAACTTCGACTTCGTGTGAAGCAAGATCAGAGCCACCTGCAAATGGATCGTTTGTTTTTGACATATCAATTGTATGTGTTACAGCGTTATACTTATCAGAACCTACATCAGCATTTCTAACATAAACTGTCTCTAAGAAAGCATCAAGTGGTGTACCAGATATATCAGAAACATTTTCGCTAGAAAATGCAACTTTAGCTAAACTAAACTTATTATTGTTAAATGCGTCTGCAGATACGTCGTCAAATAGTAAAGATGAATCTGCACTTAACATCTTACAAAGATTTTCTGTAAGTCTAGAATATTCTCTAGAATCTGATGCTGAATTGGGGTTAGTTATCTTAGAAACTTGTGTGTTCATTAAGCCCCAATAAAAATTAGTTTTTACTGATTCGCTGTTTACTTTTTGTCCTGTTGAATCTAAAGCTTGTCCTAAAAACTCTTGAAACCATTGTTCAGATCCATTAACCATACTACCTCTAGTTACTTTGCATCTAAAAGGTAAAGGAGGTAAAACAGAAAAAGCCAATTTGTTACGTAAATCTCCGTCGCCGTTAGTCAAAACGTTTCCTGCATCTTTTCCTTTAAGGAAAGAATTTGCTGCTAATTCAGCAAGTTGACCATCTTTACCATGAGATGTTGTTTGAAGTGCAGGTATACCTTTAAACCCAAAAGGCAATGCTTCATCAGGAACTTCACCTCTCAAGACTTCATCAGATACGACAACGCGTATTCTTGTCGACATATTTCTAAATGTGCCTTCTCTTACAAGTCTTTTTTCGTCATTGTCATCAACGTCAAGATTAAGCTTAACTTTTTGATCACCAATTAGTCTTGCAATAAAGTTTCTTGCATTAGGATCTAATGAACATCGTGAATATGATTCATATATAACAGGATTATCATCTGTGTCTTTAAGATCACGTAGCTGAACTGTAAAAGTTCCGTATTTGTAGTTCTTTTCTGTTGAAGCTCGTAAATCTGCAATTGATAATTTATATTTACCACTTGCATATGCTCCATCATCTAAAGACTCAACGTGAAAAAGAGGATACTCTGTTGTACCAAAAGGTTGTGAAATAAATGATGTTGTTTTTGGTGCTGAATATCTTGCGCTAAAATCACCGTATTTATCTAGACGTGTATCATCTCCTCTAACTACAGCAATGTTAGAAGCTGCTGATTTTGTAGAAGCAACTATATCATCTACAGGAAAGTCTGCATATAAAAAGTGTCTTTTAGAGTCAAATGCAAATGAGTCAGTATTTAAAACATTATGTATATATTGCGGATCAGTTGGATCTAAAGAGACAGTATATGTTTTTTCAACAGAGTCATCTGATGCTTTAACAATTTTTAGATCAAACAATCCTGTATTTACTTGAGTTTGAGCAATATCATTATCATCTTGATCAGAACCACTAATAGATGTAACTCTTAGGGTATAATCTTTGTGCATGAAAATCATTGCTCTAACTAACTGAATTTTGTCAGTATTGTCATCTAAATCTCCATCAACAAGATTATTGTCTCCATCTGTAGTAATAGAGTCATTATCATTAAAAATACCTAGAGTGACATGCTCTGCAGCATTAACAAGGTGATCTGCAACAATAAATTGAACTGCACCTTTAGCTCTAGTAGCATCAGATAAAGCTGTACCGTCAACTTTAAATCCAGCAAATCCAACAGATCCATCTGATGAAGAAGATCCTGTTCCTAAAATTCTGCAAAATGTTGCAGCTTGTCCGCCGTTTGCAAAAAATTCTGTTACAGCGTGTGCTGCTGATCTGTTTTGATCTGGTGATCCAAAAATTCTAATAAATTCTTCACTACTTGTTACTGTCGTTGGGACTAGCGCTGGTCCTTTTTCTGCAGGCCCAATAACACCTACTGGAGTTGCTAAATTTCGTGTAAGAGGACGTGAAATAACCTCAATTTCTCTTTCGAAAAATCCCGGAGACTTAAATGTCTGTTCAGCCATAGTTCTATGCTCCTAAATAATCTTATTCAATTTATAAATATCAACGTATAGCTTAATTATTCTTTATTTGTTGAAATATTAAATAAAACCTCAGCAAATCTTGCGTCATAAACAGTTTCGCCTTTTCCTTTACTATTTTTAACGCCAACTGGTATAAGCTCGCCTTCTTCGTTACGCATAAATACTTTTTTACTATTTGTGTAGTCTGATCCTCTTTCACCTACATACTCTGAAGTATATCTATCTTTTATTAAACTGACTGCGTTTCCTTTTTCTGCATTTGATCCTAAAAGTTCTGAAATATTGTTGGCACTATTTTGTCCTACTCTTTGTGCAGGAACATATGAATCTTCAGTTGCTAAGTCATCAAAAATATGCGCATCCGGACTAGGGTCTACAACACCACCAACACTTTTTGGTTCAATATTTGTATAATCTGTTGCAACTTCAAAAGATATTTCTGGCGAGCTCATAAATGATCTTAATGCAGTTTTACCACCTAAAATATTAGGTGCAATAATATAACCTGTTGCAGAAATTGTCATGCTATATTTAATATATCTTTCTGCATCTGTAAAGTCAGCGTAATTTGTATCTGGACTAAGTGAAGAATCAACAAATGCGCTAAACCAATAGCCTTTGTCGCTTTCTACTCGAAACTGGTGCCCAGGATTAAGCGTGTAAGCACTCATTATTGTTTCTAATATATTGTTCATTTGTTGCGTAAAAGTAGACCAAATTGTAACCTCGTAACTCGCACCAAAATATTTTACAGGAGGCATTTCAATAGTTTCTATAATGTTTTTATCTAATTTAGGCTTAAGAGAAAGATTAGGCTCTAGTTGTAAATCTTCTCCATCTACATTGGATAAATTTTCAAAATTTTTGTTTTGTCTATACTGAAGGTCTTTTTGAGAAATTCTTTTTGTAATGACATGAGGAAACATTTGATTATTGGCAATACCTTTAGGAGGAAGCTGATCTATGTTATTTCTTGTAATCGATATAAGAGGTAAAACATGCGTGCCATTTCTATCAATAATTGGTTCTTTTCTTTGTATTAATGCAAATCTTTCGCCTGTTGCAAAAATAACTGGAACTTTTTTTTGTTCTTCTTGCAGCATATAATAAAGTGGAATATCTTTATCAAAAAGATTAAATATAGCTTTATCTAAATCTTCTAATCCACATGAAGGAATAACATAGTCTGAATAGTTTTGTCCTTCGTAACCTGATGGCGCGTATCTTTGTTCAGCATTTAAATTAAATTTTGTACTCATTATTCATCTCCATAAAATGAAGACCCAACGCCATTTAAGCTCTTAACTGTACCATCAGGAGCAACTTTTTTAGGACCTGTAATTGGTTTTTCAAGAACTTCATCTTTTTGTAAACGACGAATATCTGCGTCATTTGTACCTCTTTGCTGCTCAAATGTTGTTTGAATTGCATCTTCGTCTGAGTACCATTCATCAATAGGACCATGTGGTCGAACGTTAATTTGATTAAGTCTTGTTTGCTTTCCTGTAACTTTCATAGAAGCAATTCTTTCTATTTGTCCGTAAATTAGTTTATCATAGACAATAGAAGTTGCTTCAAAAAAATATGAGCCGTAAGAAAAATAGTCACCTTTTTTAAAATCAATATTTCTATCTAATAAATCTCTATACTGCATATAAATTGTTAATGTTTTAATGTATTCAGTACCAAATTTTGTTGTTTTTGTCTCTGAAGGTTGCCATTCAACAAGACATTCTACTTCTATCGGAGGATTAAATATTTTATCTATAGATTCTTCATACATACCATGCACATCTGACAAATCATTTCTAACTGTATAGTAGTATATTTTTTGACCAGCAACATCTTTTATTATTTCTTTTGTAATATCTGCAAAAAAATCAGCTTCTCTTTGTCCAACAAATAATCTAGCCATAGTATTATCCTATAATTATTGCTCTCCCGTTAGGGATTGGAATTTTCTTTAAAATATTCATCATAGAATCAGCCTGAGCTGCATCTGCTTCCAAAAGCTTTTGATAAGTTAGTTTTTCTAAAGTAGCACCTAAACTATCTAAAAGACGTTGTTTATCTTCACGACCTTGACTTATTAAGTCTGATCCGTTCATCTGTAATTCACTACCTGGAATCGGTACTGAACTGAATTTAGATCTTACTAGTCCTAATGTTTCTTTACACAGCGCAAATGTATATTGTCTAATCCACTGTCTACTCATTTGATTTATGTTGCTATATTTAATATTTCCAAAAGGAACGTTAGATAAATTTGAAACACCATCAATTGAAGCATCATCGTAAGGTAAAGAAGGTTTATAAGGATTAGATGGAAAAGTAAACTTTATAAACAAGTTCATAGGATTGTCATTAGTAGGTTTTGGAAAAATTCTTAAATTTTGACCTTGCAATTTATAAGAAAAATTACTTCTTCTAACTCTATTTGATATGTCAAGCTGACTTGCCCTTAACAAATCTTCAAAAACAGGCAAAACGTAAAATACAGTTTCCGGCGTAAAAGATTCAAATGAAAACTGATTATTTAAATAGTTTATTGCTGAAGTTGTATCGAAAAATCTATATGCAGCCTGAGGAGAAAAATGGTAAACTTCTTGTATCTTTATTTTTGTAGGCGCTGCTACTGACAATATTTGATCTTTAAAAATAGGATTAAATAAACTTAAATGATCGTCTTTACCATTATATTCTTCCAGTTTTAACTTTTCACCATTAGGCCCTGGTATAACCATGTCTTTATAAACATTGTAATCCTGCCTATCATGTGATAACTCTATATAACCTCTTACAAAGTCTGTTGTTCCACCAACCGCAGCTTCGCTTGCATAAGGTTCGGCTCTTCTAATTAAATAATCAACTGTTTCTCTAGGGAATCTTTGCTCTTGACCATGTGGACCAATTTTTTTATCTTCAATTGGCGAAGACGATACTTCAATAGGAGTTTTAGCTGCACCTTCATCATTAGCATT